TATTAGGCAAAAAGAGAGCAATATCAAAACACTGTGGAGGAGTTCTTATATTCAAACACAATATGCCAAAGAGCCTAATAAATGGAGACAATCAAATATTATTAGACAAACATGAAGTAGAAGACTTGGAACATCTTAAGATAGATATCCTTGCTAACAGAGGACTCAGTCAACTACTGGAGATAGATTCAGAGACACCATTAGAAGCATACCCAGAAGAAGATTACGAAACAAATCAGATGCTATGCAATGGTGATGTTATAGGAGTTACACAAGCAGAGTCGCCTGCTATGAGAAGATTATTTCAAGCAATACAACCAAAAAGTAAAAGTGATTGTGTATTTGCAACTGCACTAATAAGACCAGTAGCAACAACAGGCAGACAAAAGGCGGCGTTCTTTCAAGATTGGACAGAACAAAGATTAGATGATACTATTGTATATGAAGATGATGCAATTAAAAAGATATCCAAACTTATAGGTTGTGATATGTATGAAGCAGATATGTATCGTCGTGCATTTGCCAAACGTGACGAAGAACGTGTTATGGAGTTTATGGAACGTATGGGCGACAGTGAGAACAAGGCGGAGATTATACAGGAACTATATGGACTAGGAAACTTTGGATTGTGCAGAGCTCATGCAGTAAATTTAGGCAGATTAATCTGGGCACTTGCATATCAGAAAGCACACAACCCAAAACAATTTTGGAAGGCGGCACTCAAACATTGTCAAGGCAGTTATAGACGTTGGGTACACAAAACAGAAGCAAAGAATGTAGGATGGGATCTGCGTGAACTAGGATATCCAAACGGCATTACAGAGTCACCACAAACACAATACAAACGTTACGGATACTGGACACAACCAGAATTTATGCCACATATGTTTGTACAAGAAACCTGGGGAGACCGTGTAAACTTTGCAGGGCTTGTTGCAAACGGTAGAGTGTTTAAAGGAGAGCAAGGAAGGTATGTTACATTCTTAACACTGGGTATTGCTAACGGTGAATATGTAGACGTAACTGTCAAAAAGCCTTTTGGATATAGAGATCATGATGTTGTAGTAGGCAGTGGTAAAGTACGTTATAGCAATGGTGCTCGTTATATAGATTGCTATGATGCTAAAGGACATAGACTACATCAATATCTTAATTAATCACTAAGAATTAGTAATATTCTGCTATAAGATTGTAAAACTCTGGGAGATAATCTTTAATGTTTATATTCTTCCAAGAGTCTTGTAACTTGACTTCTGTTAACATACGATGAAAATCAAGTTCGTCTTTAGGACTGTTATTTGTGTTTAACAAAAAATCTAAATCTTTTGTGGTACCTTGTGTGTCAAGTATATTTTGTTTGACAGAGTCGATAAGAGCACCAGGTCTAAAGTAACTAGGATTAATAACAGGATTTAAAATATAGTCCAAGTTCTGATCGTGAAACCATTTAGTAGTTTCACGATGATACAATACATTTAGATTGCTAATAGTATAACTTACACTTACAGTATCAGCTATAGTTCTAAACACTGCAATATTTTCTACAACTTCTTTCCAATTTAAAGGATAGCGAAGGTACTCAAACACTGGGCCTAATCCGTCTACACTTACGTTTATGTTAAGTTTTTTAAATTTCTTTAACATATCTAGTTTTTGTGTGTTTAATATTATACTACCATTCGTGGTAATACTTACAAAACATTCTGTATTATCTGACTCGAGTAACTTTTCTAAAATCTCAAAAGTTATAGGTTCTAGAAGTGGCTCTCCTGCAAGCAAGTTAAGTGTGACTAGGTTAGGAAAATCTATATTATCCAATCTACTCTTTGAAATCTTACTGTAAGGTTTGCTTTCGATTCCGTTATGTCTTGCTAATGCACCCCATGCACTACTACTTGTACTATTGCATGTTGTACAAGTTGCGTTACATAGATTACTTGAACTTATTTTCACAAGGACTTCGCTATATTTTCCTTCTTTTACATCTTGTTCAATAAATCTAATATCTCTGTCAGCATAAAAATCCATAGTTGCATTTTTTAATAGTCTGTCACTTTTTAATCCTTTATCTTCTAAATTCCAACAAGCAGCACACCATTTACTGCGTTTACTATTAAGAATATCTTGCCTTATTTCATTTATGTTGTATGTAGATGGTAATAAACAACAATGACTTCCTCCAACATCTTCGTAATATTCATATCCAAAAAATGGTAGCACACAAAAATAGTCGTTGTTAAAATCATCCATCACTTTTAAGTCCTGCTAACATATCTTTTAGTTTACTGCTTTGTACACTTGCAGTAATCTTAGCAGTGTCACCTTCAGGTGCTTCCACAACTCCTGAACTTCCTTTGTTCTTAAGTTGTTCATAGATACTACTACTTTGTTTCTTAAACTGCTGATACTCTTGATCCTCGCCTAAGTCACGAATACGTAAACTTTCAATATCAAACTCCAAGTCTATCTTTTGTCCGACGCCACTACTACTTCTAGTCTTCATAAGTTGTAGTTGATATCTACCACGCTCTCTCATAGCACGACTTGTAAATATACCAAACACATTATCAGCAGTATTAATTTTACTAAGTCCACCACTAATATGACTGTGATCAAATTCTATTTCATCTACTGCACCTCTGTTCAACTGCGAAGCAGTTACAAAGACACAGTTTAATTCTTTTGCTAGGTTACGTAACTCTTCACTAACATACTTGTCTTTTACAAATAAATCACTCGGAGACACTTTTGCACTTACCGGCATAAGCAAATCCAAATAGTCAATAAGCAGGAAGTCTACATTCCAACCATTTTTTATCTGTAGTTCTTTTAAGTATGCTCTAACATCATTAACATTACTCTGTGCTGGCATATATTTTATCTGTAGTTTACCTGCTTTTTTACCAGCCATCTTTACTTTCATCTCTACTGTTTCCAAGTCCTTAAAAACTTCCTTAGTAGATACATTTGTAAGCATACTATCTATTCTCATAGCACTTAGTCCTTCACTAAGTTCTAGTGTTAAGTATACTCCATTTAATCCATTTGTAATCCAATTGACTGCCAAGTTCTGCATAAACAAACTTTTACCACTACCAGATCCACCAGCAAATATATTCAGCTCACCTTTGTTCATACCACCGAACAACTTTTTATCCATTGCAGGCCATCCTGTTGTAATCTGTCCGTTGTTATCTTTAAGTGCCATAAGTCTTGCACGAGGATCAGCAAAGTAATCTGTGCCCATGTCTTTTGTAAGACTAATCTGTACTGCATCTTTAATAATCTTTTCTACTGGTTCATATGTGCCTTTTTCTAATAAGTCTGCACTTTTAAGTATTGCACGTTCCAGTTCCTGTCTTTTAGTAAAACCTTCAAACTCTGCTAGAAACCAATCATTATGGCTTTCACTTATATCAGGCACTGGCTTTAGCTCAACACCTGTCACTGCACGAACTTGTTCATAAGTAGGCAGAGCACCATGATCATCACTGTGTTCTTTAATAAACTTTGCAGTATCAGTTAAACTTCTATCAAAGTTTTGTACATTATAAATGTTCTGTACACGCACAAAATTTTGTGCATCATTCATCATCATTTCTAAAAATAATTTTTGTAAATCTATTGTGTACTCTTTAGTCATAATATTTTTTTAATTCCTCACTTTTTGGAAAAGTATTTAACTTGTAGCATTTCAGTTCAATGCCTTGCTTACGAAGGTGATATTGTATTATTGATTCTTGAATAATATCTCCTTTTAAGCTAGCAGGCTTACCTTGTTTATAGTTTACAACATTTTCCCAATCTTGCCAAATTTTATTTTGTGATTCAGCCCATGTTTTGCAATAGTGATGTAAAATTTTTGAATCAGTTATAGTTACTCCAACATATTTACTAATATCATAAAACACTTGCTGGAGATCTTTAAACAGATTCATTGTATCTATACAATGAAATCCTAACTTCTTTGCATGTATCCATTGTTCTTGCATTTGATCTGTCCACCATTGCATAAGATGTAAACTTAAATATTCTCGTTTTTCCCAGATTTCTAATTCTTTATCACTCCAATTACTAGCATGTTGATTAGGTACAATATTTTGTAAAAAATTAGGAACCTTTTGCGAACAAACTAGTGCAAACTCACTAACGATATCGGTGCTAGGTCCTATGTAAACTTTGACGTCATTTTGATTATCGATATAATTAAGTATTTCAATTCCTTTAAAATCTGGCATAGGTACAATAGGAGTAAACACATTATCTTGTGCAGATTTATAGTCGTGAGCAAATAGCATTTCTTTTGTGCGAGGGTGCCACTGCTTGGATACTCCGTGTGCAGTATCATTTTGCATAAAATTTTGATCGACAGGTAATCCTTGCAAGTCTGTACAGGTACGAAGTAACATCTCAAGTATACTAGCGCCAGATCCCGGAACGAAACTTAACCAAATATTCACCATCGTTTTCTCTGTAAATTTATTTTAAGACCCATAGTTTGCTTTGCATCTATAATACTTTTAAGTGTAAACAGTTTTCCATATCTTACAACTGCATCATTTACATCTTTGACATCACTTTCCCATTCAGGAAAACTTACACTCCAACCAAACTCCAGTGCGTCATCAATTAGTTTTTGTCCTGCACGATCCTTATCTGGAACTAGTATAACTTCTCTACCTAGTGTATCTATAATTTGTGCTTGTGTTTCGCTACAACGATTACTCAATATACCTACTCCACCTATACACATTGCATCTAGTAGTCCTTCTGTCACTATTACAAACCTACTGTTAGACAACTGATTATCAATGCCATAAACGAAACCACTATCATGACTAGTAAAATATTTGGGTCTTGATTCATCGTCGATACTCCTTGCACTAAATCCAATTGTTTTTCCTTGCCAAGTAAAAGGAACAATTAGTCTTTTCCACATGCCAGCAGCTTTGCTATTGCTATACATAATTTTACCTAATGGCAAAGCTCTACTTTCAGCATATAATCTTATATGATCTGGCAATTGATTTGTACTATTCTCAGGTAATTCTCTAGCACTAAATTCTACTGCAAATTCTTCGTCATCTTCTAAAACTTCTTCAACTGTGTCTTTTATACGTAATGCTTCTATGTTAAGCATCTGTCTTGTGTTCTCATCGACACCTAACCAAGTAAGTAGTTTTCTTAGTTTAAAACTTATATGTCTGCCTGGTTGCCATCCTGTCTTAAAATTGCAATTAAAACAATGATAACTTATACCATCACCAGAAGAAATTACTCCGCCTCTGCTACGTTTATCCATGCTTTCGCCATTGTGATGGCAACAGACTGCATTAAAACTAATCCAGCCATTAGTAGTCCTCTTTTGTTTGCCTGGCAAACTATCTATAATTGTTTGTTGAATACTATTCAAAAGTCAACATCTCTGCCGTTTATATTGTAAGTACCATGTGTGAAACCTCGATCCATCTTTTCGATCTCAGTCATATTGTCACTGTCAATCCTGCGATTAGGATCTCGTTTCATCTGTTGTAGTCGGTCTTTTGCATTGTCTTTGCCACACACAGAGCAAACGCCTGTAGCACCACCGCAACTGCCGCTTACACGTCGGCCTCTTAGGAGGCCTATAGCCATAATTGCCGTAATGACTAAAAAGAATACCAAACATAATCCAAATACCTCCAAGTTCATTAATACGTATACATCCTATCTCTATCGCCATGCAATATTAACAATGGTCTAACACGATTACTATCATTGTAAGAGCAATGCGAAAAGTATTGCTGATTGAAAAATACTCCATCATTTATAGGTATCAGACCTGCAGGGCCTAACTTAAACTGATGTGCATCTCCAATCTCTGCAAGATTCAATAAGAATACAACTGGACCTTTAATAT